CCCCAGACAGAATCCAGACATGTTCATCCGTACAGTCTTTCTAAACGGAGGGGCGTCTTCCAATAACCAGTTCAGGACATCTACATTAGGTACAATCATCCTATCGACACCATGAGCATCAATCATCTTGTGGAATGCCACAGCCGTGATGGGATGCCAGTCGTTGCGATCCGCAAGGGTATAGGAGTAATGTTTCTCCGACACCATGAGAGAGGGCAACAGGTCAGTCAACATGGCACTCGCATGGTGCATGTTCTTGGTGTGCAGAACCACACTCTCAGGTTCGAATCCGAATATTCCGATGTTACGTTCCGAAATTTCCGCAACCTCTTTATGGGTGAACTGAATCGGTTGGGAGAATGAAGTTGAACCACTTGTACTAGAAACAAGGAAAGGTGTATATGGTTCTATTTCCCAAGGTTGGATATCTGTATCATCCCAGTTTGCGGCCATCTGACAGGTGAGTTGCATACCACCATATTGACTGAGCATGAGTTGGTGTAGTCCATCGTAGAGGGTACGTCCACTACCATCGTCAATGTAAAACCTCGCAGGCCCGTGCCTGGCGAGTTTGGTGAAGGGTAATGTCTCCTTTTTCGCAGGGGCGTCCAATAGTATAACTCGCAGACCCAACTCCGCACAGGCGATAAGTGCGGAGACGTGCCACACGTTGACGTTAAGAATACCGATAGCAACAAGGTCACCCTTCTGTGCCTTGTTACGATACAACAGTTGTTTCCAACGGTTGATCAAAGAATAGATGTGATCCGCTGTATACTTTGTATCATACAGGATATTAGGATTAATAATTTTACGTGTTATCAATTAACTTCTCCTTAATATGTTTCGCATGAATCTTACATCCTATAAACTCATTGTAGTATCGATCTGATAACAAGACATCACGATCAAATTGTTCTTTCGCTTCGTAGTACGAACACTCACCTTTGGTTTTGCAGAGACGAAGTATCTCACGGTGATATGCGTCACCGCCCTTTGTTTCCACAAGAAGTTTTAATTGTTCTGAAGAACCGTAGTAGTCTTTCCAGTCAGACTGTTTCTTGACTGTGCGCTTGCGTTTCTGGCCCTTAAGGGGAGGGAGTTTGCGAGTAGACCAGAAGAACTTCTTACCGATGTATTTCTTGCCGGTGTCTAGTTCTGTAATGCAATAGACGAACCCAACGTATTCGCTGAGTTCGTCTTCGCTTGGTTCGAATGGTAGGTTTCTATAGTTCCACATACACTTATGTATATGCGTCACTATCTCCTAAGTAGGTAACCTCTGCCTCTGTACCACACATAGGGCAATGGATTGGATCATCATCTTCGTAGTTACAAATCAGCTTCACCACCGTGTCGCAAACAACACATTCCATTTCGTAGTAAAACTGTTCTGTCATGCAGCGCAACCTCTTCCGTCTAGTCCACAGACTTCAGGTTCTTCTTCCCAACCCCAGTCTCCTTCCATACCCACTACGGAATATTCGGTGACTCGTTTTTCGAAGAAGTTGTCATGTGATGCACCGTTCAGTACCCAATCCAGCCATGGTAGTGGATTGTCCTTCTGACGGAATTTTGTTTTCATACCAAGTTGAAGCAAACGTCTGTCAGCAATGTGTCGAATGTACTTGCGTACTTCTTCTTTAGTGAGACCCTGTACTTCATTACCCTTGAACGCAAGATTGATAAACTTGTCTTCCAATTCAACTGCAGTCTTGGCCATCTCGTAAATCTTAGACTTGAGTTCGTCATTGACGATACGAGGATGTTCTTCGCAAAATGCTCGAAACAGTTTAGCATTGCCTTGAACGTGCATTGACTCATCTCGGATAGACCACTCAACGATTGTACCCATACCCTTCATCTTACCGAAACGTTGGAAGTTGAGAAGCATCACAAAGGAAGAGAACAGACTCATACCCTCGTTAAACACAGACTGTGCAAGTGCAAGGGCAAGACCCGTATGTGAGGATGTGTCACCCTCTTTCATGAATTCAACCTTGTCAGCCATCTCCTTGTACTCAAGGAATTTGTGATACTCTTCATCGGGTAGACCAAGGGTATCATTCAACAGTGCATACGCACGTTGGTGCACGGCCTCTCGACCGGCAAACGAGGACAACATGTTGCGTACCTCGTTATTCTTAAACTTAGGAATCAACAACTCATGATAGTTCTCACCCACCTGTACGTCCGACTGAGTAAACAGACGGAGTACCTGAGTGATGAACTCTTTCTCATCAGCGGTCAGTTTGGTTCGCCAGTCCTGTACGTCTTCGGACAGTTCTGCCTCATCTTCGATCCAATGAATCTCTTCGTGTTTCTTCGATAGTTCTACCGCCCAAGGGTACTTGAACGGTTTGTATGTTGTGCTAAAATCTAACAACGACAATTTATTCTCCTTAACCCTCGCAGGCTCTACATTCATTATCTTCTGAAGTGTCTAAAATGGTTTTGTTCATGAACGCAATGAGTTCATCATACCCACCAATGTAATTACCTTCGATGTAAATTTGCGGTACAGACTTGACCTTACGACCAGTCACTTCTGCAGCCGTCTTACCAAGTTCTTCCAGATCGATGTAATCGAACGGAATGCCTCGCAATGTTAACTCATCCTTCGCCAGTTGGCAATAGGGACAGTTCTTTTTACCATAGACAATACTACGGTTGTCATCCTGAAGTGCGACTCGTTCCACCTTCTCCGATACGTTCTCTGCACGAGACTTCGCTTCGGTACGTAGATAGTACAGTCCCTTCAATCCATCTCTCCATGCCCTCAAGTGTACCTTGTTGACATAAGACTTGGATGCACCAGAGGGGAAGAATAGATTTACCGATTGTCCCTGACAAATGTAGGGTTGTCTATCCGCAGCGTGAGTAACCACCCAATTCTGATCTAGTTCCTGTGCAGTCTTGAACACCGCCTTCTCACCTTCAGTGAGGAAAGGTAGATGTTGTACCGACCCCTTGTTGGTGATAATTGATGTCCAAGTAGAGTCATTGTCCATTTCCCGTTCGGTAAGTAATTGTTTCAAATGTTTGTTTTTTACCAAGAAACTTCCTGATCGGGTTCGATGCGTATACGCATTTGCCTTCATGGGTTCGATAGAGGGCGAGGTGGACAGGATAACACCACTGGACGCATTGGGGGCGATAGCAAGCAAGTGTGAGTTGCGTCTACCCGTTCCTTCTCCATCGGGATACTCTCCCCTTTCAATTGCAAGGGCTTCGGTTTCTCGTACTGCTTCTTGTTTGATATGGTTAAACACCACGGTGTTGATTTCAACTGCTGTAGAAGATTCCCAAGCCACCCCATGTTTTTGGAGGAGAGAGTGGAATCCCATTGCGCCCAAACCAATGGAACGTTCTCGCATTGCGCTATACTTAGCACGGGTGATCGTGTCCGGTGCTTCGTCGATAAAGTACTGCAAGACGTTATCGAGCATACGCACAAGATCACGGACAATAGTCGTATCTTTCCATTCATCGTAGTACTCTAGATTTAATGAGGACAGACAACAAACGGCGGTACGATCAGGGCCTGTCGGTAAATGAATTTCATTACACAGATTAGACCCATGAATCTTTAGACCCAAGTCTTTCAATTTTTGAGGTAACGCATGGTTGGCAGTATCGATAAAGTTCAGGTATGGTTCACCTGTACGGAATCGAACTTCAATAATACGTTCCCAAAGTTTACGTGCGTTAATACTTTCCTTAACCTTACCGCCCTTGGGGTCACGCAGATCAAAATCTTTATTCTCTGTCACCGCAGTCATGAACTCATCGGTGATGTTGATTGCGTTGTGGAGGTTCAATGCCTTACGTTGCACGTCCCCCGTAGGAATACGGATGTTAAGAAACTCTACAATATCTGGATGAGACACGTCCATGTACGCAGCGTAAGAACCCTTACGAGTCTTACCCTGTCGGTACGCAATCATGTCTGCGTCTACGGTGTGTAGAAACGGAATTGGGCCTGGAGCAATGTCAGACACGGTTCGCACGTCAGACCAATGACCCCCGACACCCCCGCCATAAACACTAAGCCAACGTAACTCAGAACTATGGTCAATGAGACCTTCCAAAGTATCAGGGACGTATGTAAGGAAACAAGAAATGGGCATTCCCTTTCCTTTGCCGTGTCCATTCGGTGCGTTAGATAATACTGGAGAAGCAAACATAAACCACTTATTACTAACATAGTCATAAAGACGCTGTGCGAGGTCTTCATCAAGTTCATCCTTATATCTCGACCATGCGGTTGCCGCACGTCTGTATCCCTCTTGGGGACTATTCTCATGTTCGTTGAGGTAAAAATCCTTTAACATGCCCACCGCATAGTCTGCGAGTAGGGCATCCTTGCTCTTATCAATCTTAATCATTGTTGTCCCATATTATTTGCTGTAGTCATAGAAGGGTTCTGAAGAATTGAACTCATACTCTTCTATGTAGATTTGTTTTCCGGTGTCACGAAACTTGAGAGCTAACTCAAGTATGTACTCATCCTCTTCTTCTGGTAGGATTTTCCCATTCCATAGAAAGTGAGAAGTCATCGGGGTCTCATAATTCTCCACCACGAATCTATCGGGGTGGAGGTATTTATCTGTTGTGCCCTTTCGGGCCACGTAAATTAACTTATCTTTTTCATGTTTGTCTTGAATTTCATGTATACAAGACACGTCCTCATCTCCGTCGAAGACAACGAGGATATAACCGTATTCTAAGTTTTGGGTTGACATAACTACTCCTTAAGTGGGAGTAATTATAACAGTGTTAAAGCGGGTATGTCAAGAAGGGAATTGTCGTTTTGATGAATGAGTGTTGTCATTTGTCTCTCCCAGCACAGTGTGCTTTCTGACTAAACCCTTTAGGGCTGTCACAGTCTATAGATTTCTTATACTTGTCTGACCACTCTTTTCTCTTGCGGACAGCAGGCTTCTTCCGAACAACAACGGTAGAAGAGTCATCTCCAGCGCCAGGTACGGCACTGGTTCCAGTCATTTCTTCGTAGAACTTACTGAAAGACTTCACTTCGTTATTTCTCCGGTAGTAATATATAGACTTTGTTGAGACTTCAGATGGGATGCCTGATAGATTTTTATTCCAAAAACTTCGTTGATCGGATTACCGTCAACGATTCTCACTTGATCACCTGACTCGACCACATCGGCATAGTTTGCGGTCATCGTAGGATTCTTCATCCTGTAGACGCCAGGCGACAGTTCATCGTTTCTCAACATGTACCACTTCGTTTCCTCAGCGAGCATGTCAAGACTATCGATGCCTGTTTGTTTATGGATTTTCTCTAGACCCTTGTCGTCTAGGTTTCCGTGTTCCTTGATAAGGTATAACGCAGCTGCATAGGATGCGAGGCGAGAACTTCCGCCAGGCGCCTTTGCCATGAGTTTCTTGATGTTGTAGACAAGTCTGTGGAATGCAGTGTAGTTGTCTCGCAAGGCCTCACGATTTTCCATTGTGTTGTCGTCGAAGTCCTTGCGTCTTTTACCCTTCTCATCGATGATACCTAACTTGTATGCTTCGGTGTCTTCTATTGGTGTTACAAGAAGTTTTAGAAATCGGATCGTGTAGACAACATCCGCAGCACTTTTAAGCAATCCCATATTATTGTCCTTTGATCTCTCTTAACCGTTCGACTGCGAGTCCGTCCATTTCTACTTCAGGATAACCATATTCGTCGATGGCTTTTAGAAATATCAGAAACGGTTTCAGTACTCCCCAGTGTTCTTCTTCTTGTACTTTGAACTCAAGTATCTTCAGTCCAGCGGGATAACCGAACACGTTGAAGATAACTATGAGATGGTTCAGAATCAACCTCTCACTGAGTTCTCCACTTTCTCTGTAACGGTTCAAAAGTCGTTTGACATACTTGAATCGTTTCAGGTCTTCAAAAAACTGTTCACTGTCGATACACTTGGGTGTGTAGTAATGCTTCGCAGCGAAGATCATTAAATTCTTTTGTGTGATTTCCATTATATACCTTAAGGGATAAAATACCTAGTTTACCCCTTTATATAGGATAATTACGAAAGTTTCTCCACCAACACACCTTTCGTATCCGAACGACTTACCATAACACCAGTCTGTTCTGCCAAGGCAATCAATTCTGCCTTGGTCATATCCTCTAAACTCTTATTACCTACAGGCGCTTCATGCAACATCTGAGGTGCTGAGTGTACCACTTGTTCGTTAACCATATCACGTGTCTCCTGTAGATCAACGTCTGAAATGCGTTGTGCCTTTAATAGCTCACCAGTTCTAGGATCGACCCACCCTTTACGAGTGGGTACTGCATCCGAACACCATGTGGGAGGTGTCAATGACATATTATTCTCCTGTGGGATTACCAGAGAGAAGTGCACGAATAACTTCGAATTCCTTCATCTCTTTCTTCACTTTACGTTCTTTAGGTTCTTCGATCTTCTCCATTTCGTCATGGTCTTTCTTGTCCACGGTGTGTTTCGCCATGAACTCCTTAGACTTAGGAGACTCTTTGTCGGTCAAACCTTCGGGAGGAGTTGCACCCTTCTTGGGGTTTGCAGCTTCTTCCATTGCAGAGATAAGTGCATCAACGTCTTCTTTAGTCGTTGTCTTCTCACCAATCTTAGAAATTTCAGCGGTCTTACCTTTGACGTTTGCAGAAGTCTTTTTCTTCTTGTCGTCTTTTTCGTCATCACCGCCATCGTCGGCAGGCTTGTCGCCACCGTCAATTGCATCGTCGGTTGCAGCACGCTTCTTGTGGAGGTATTCGTCAGAACCGTCTACGTCACCGTCATTGTCGATGTCCTTGTCCTTACGCTTTGCGAACGGCTTGTCGTTCTCTTTGTCGTTTACAGGATCAAGTTCTTTCTTTTCTTTTTTGGTGGCTTCTTCTACTTCATGGTAACCTTTACCATCGCAGTGATCGCACCCTTCGCCTTCACACTTAGGACATTCTTCTTTAGACTCCTTAGCGTGTTTCTTCTCGGAGACAACCTCAAGATATGCCTCCATCATTTTTTTGATGTCTTTTGTATTCATCTTAGGTCTCCGTTACATGAACCAGAAAAATTTAATTAAGGCACCGATTACACCAGTACCCACGATTACAGTAATTCTATTAATCAACAAAACCGTTCTGGCATTATCGTCCACAGTCCGCTGAAGAGTATCTAACTTCTCGGAGAATCGATTCATCCTCTCAAAATGATTATGATTCTCCTTCTCAATAGACAGAATCTTTTCTTCTGTCCGAGCAAGAGTGACCATAGCATCAGCGAGCTTGTCGATTTTCTCTTCGATCCGGTCTAACCGTTTTACCTGTGTATCTGCCATAATAGTCCCATTGGAATAAAGTACTTCTACTATTTATATCTCTTTTATTCTCAAAAGAAGATCACCATCACCTTTTATAATACGATGGTATGTCATCTTTGGAATTTTAAACCTGTCTCCAATCTTTAATTCGACAGGTAACTCGTTATCTAGTTGGAACTTCCAACCGATACCGTCTTCTACCAGAACATCACGATCATTCAGATCACGATGCCAGATTAACTCTTCCTCATGCGTTTCTTTTCGAAACAGACGGATAATAACATTATCCGTCATCATCCGGAAATCGTGATAAGGTTTACCAGAAGAACGATCCGCCACCACTCAGTCCTAATTGTTTTGCGTATCTAGGCAATCTACACGCCCAGTATGCAGCAGTTGTCTTATCGTTTTGTTGTGCACACTTATGTCTTGCCGCAAAACTCTTACGAGCTGCAGGGTCGTTCAACTTAACCTTTAGTCCTGTGGTATCTCCCCACGAGACTTTCTTGATGTTACCAGTCGAGGGGTCTTTGACGTACACGTAGTACTTCTTCGGGCCACCCGCTTTGGGTTTGTTCAGTTCCGGTTGTTTCTCTTCTTCGAAAATGCAATCCAAGGCAACATTTTGACCATCGACGTGAGCAAAGGTTCCCAGATCAGACTCCATGATATCTAACTCATGGGTGTCAATCTCCAGTTCACCGTTGTAATACTGCTCACGCACATCTTTCCAGTACTCATAGTACTTCTCACTACCAACACGGTAGGGATTGTTCTCTACGAGTCTGGATTCTGTTCCGCAGTCGCAATGTTCTTGAAATGATTTCATGTGATATAGGTATTGAGTTCGTAACGCTTGTTGTCCAGATTGGTCACCTGTACTGCTAGCATCTTACGATTCTCATCCTTTAACTTGAGAGTGAAACTGTTGGTCTTACCGTTGGACGGTTTGCGAGGGCCAGTTGCAACCTTACGATCAATATCGTCGGGGTCTACTTCGTAACCCTTCTTCTTCGCATACTCATATGCGGCAGCCATTGCACCTGAATAAGTCTTGTGGTAGAGAGGGTACGAGTCTTTCTTTTCTCTCAGTGCGAAGAAATCAACTCCTTCCTTCTGAGCGTGATACTCACGCATGATTCGACCATTCTTCCACATACCATGCTTCTGGAGGATTTGGATCACACCATCACGGGGGTCAGTGTCCATTGCACCAATAAACTTCTTCATCGCCATGAAAGTCTTGTCCTGCTTGTTTACGTCTGACTCTTTACCAAGTTGACGAACAAACTGACCGACTTTCATGAAGGATGACTTATCGATACCACCATGCTTCTTCGCATAGTCATCGAATGCTTTTGCGACCTTGAAGAAATCAATTGCTTCAGAAACAAGTTCTGTTGACTCGTTCTGTCTCTTGAGAACTGCCGCTACTTGACTATGTTTAGATAGACCCTTCTTGATCTTTTCGATAGCCTTGACCGCACCAGTGTAGTTACCATCCGCATATCGTTTATCAGATGCAACACCGATTGCCATCTTGATTTCTTTAGGAGTGAAACCCTCTGCAACTTTCTTCGCAGGTAGACCTTTGTGTTTGGTCTTTGCGAAGTCTTCTAGGTCTTTCGTAGACATAGAGTTTGCCATCTTCTTGACTTCGGGTGACGCATCGTCCATCTCACCACGCTTGTATGCGAGTGCCATACCCATCATCTTTTGTTGGGCTTGTGAGACTGACTTCTCACGTAA